TATTTTTGCATCAAAATCACCAAAATTTCTGAGATCTGTTAAGTAGAAATATGAAAGGTATACATGGTCTCCTGAAGATACTGGTTCATTTAATGTAATAAATTCTGGATTAGTTGCATCATAATCGGAAGATGGCAATCTAATACCATTGACATAAACATCAATCAATCCAAATTCTACTTGATAATCAAAAATAAATCTTGTTTGTCCTTCCTGAGCAGTGTACGTTACTTCTCTTTTATCAACTCCATGATATGAAATTAATTCAATCTCATCATTAGCAGCAGGAGCTTCATTTAAAATAATGAATGATCCAGTATCTGACTCATAATCATCATTGGTTAGTTTAATACCATTTTGATATACATCTACCAAACCTGGTTTGTATGGGAATGGATAACTGGTTTGTCCTGCACCCGCTGAGACCTTTGTAAGACCCAATCTAGAATTGGTGGTATAACTTACCACCTCTACAACTTCTCCGCCTGCTGAGGGTGAATCTAAGATAATCTGAGTTCCATTCAGTGCATTATAGTCGTCAGAAGAAAGTCTTACGCCGTTTACAAATACGTCAAGCAGTTGTGGTTCACTAACTTCGTAATTAAAATTAAAATCGGTTTGACCATTTGTTGCGGTAAAAGTTACTACACCAGATCTAATGCCCTCTGGTTCATATATGATACTATTTGTAGTTGTTGTAGTTGTTAATCCAATTTTTCCAAGTACTTCTACAGTTATTGGTTCGTAATTAAATGAATGTATTCCAGATCCTACACTTTCGAAGTTAACATATTCTTTTGCAAGATAGAATTGATCTCTTAGTGTTTCTCCAATTCCAATGTTTGAGAGATAGAAGTTATTATCATCTACTTTGGTCACATAGTATGAGAGGGCAGTTGATAGACCATGAACCTCTGTACCAGTTGTATTGTAAGTAACAATATCACCACTACTATATCCATGATTATCAATTCTTACAATGTTGGAAGCAGTATTGATCCCTACTGGTGAAGTTTGAGTATACTTATTTCCATATCCACTTCCACTCTCAACCACTCTGATTGAGGATATTTTCTTCCTGGGTTCAGACGTACTAACTTGATGAGTTCCGTCTCCATAAGATGATAAATCTATAATATTTTTACCAGCAATCGCATCATCAAAAGTTTTATAAAACTTGACTCTAAACGCATCAACAATTCCTACATAATACTCTGATTTATCAACTAATCCACCAACTTCCGTTCCACCATTGGTTTCATAGTAAATTCTTTCACCATTTCTGAGTTTGTGAATTTGATTAAATGCTACAGTATCATTTGTAAGGTCAACTTGATTTGCAGATATTACTGAGTTAAATTGCACAGTATAGATGAACTTCATCAAAGATGCTTCTGCTATTGCACCAAGTCCATTTCCACCTCTAATTGATATTGTTGGAGTCTCAAGGTAATCAATACCGGGATCTATAATTTCAATTCTTTCAAGTCCACCATCTACAGATACTTTTCCTTCTGCCGAAGAACCAGAAATGTCTGATATATTCAATACGGGTGGATTGATAATATCATAATTATCTCCTTTTGCAGTAATAATAAGATTCTCAATTTCACCAAAGTGAACCGAATCCTGTGATTTATAATTAAATGCTTCTACACCATTTACAAATAGTCCAATTGCCCCCGGTTCTGTTGATACTTTATTCTTAGTATCAACAGAATTTCTAACTAACCTAATAAGTTTTTGTGGTCCAAGAGTTTGTCCCCTATATCCAAATTTAACTAATTGTGCATTGGAGACTGTACCACTTATAACAAAAAAGTTATTATTTGAAATATTTGGTTTACTTGCAGCAAGACGAATCGTTGTAGAATTTACAACCTTAACAAAATAAGTTCCATTTGAGATGTTTAAACCGGTTCCAACATATTCAACAGCATCTCCAGTATAAAATGGATGAGATCCAATGTTAAGATCTGTGCCCGAGAAAGTTCCAGAGAAAGTTACTGAGAAATCTTCGGGATCGAGAGATGTTTCTGGATATGATGGGATTGAATTAGATGTAACATAAACATCATCATTGTCCAAATATGTGTTTTGAACATTTGTGATGTAGTTTGAAATGAAGGAAAATTTGGAAGAATTTCCCTTAAGGACTTGCCTTTGTACTTTATAAGTTCTGTTCGTAGGTAAATTTATGCCAGATACAATGAACGCTTTTTTATTAACAACCTGGGAAATCATAAATGTATTTGCGCTACCAGTATTATCAGTTAAGACTACAGCATCTCCAACAATAATATTATTTTCATCATAAGTCTCTATCCGATACGAATTTGATCCAAAAAAGGATTCGGTAATTTCTTTCACATCAAGTGTGTTTTTTAAGTTATAAAACCAATTTTTTGTCTTTAATGAATCAGAAATCTTACCAGGAGATTGAATCTCAATCTTATCGTTTTTTTCAAACAAATAGTTTTCATTTGGGAGAACTAAATCACTCAGAACAGCGCCTATACGGACTTCTACGGGGTTCTCTTGTGTGGTAGAGGTAAACCCATAAGCAACGTTGTTTTGACGCAACTCCTGCGTTTCTGGAAGTAGTTGTGATGCTCCCGATACATCAAAGAATTGATTTGATGACTTTGAAAGATATGTAAGGGTTACTGATGTTCCATTGGAAAGATCAGCAACAATTTCTCCTGTTGCTGCAAATCCGACAGTCGAATCAACATCCAGAACCGTTGATCCTATTGCAACATTATTAAGTAATCTTGTCTTTGGATTAATTGCAAAGTTTCCTTTGATAGATCCTGCAACAGTATCAATATCTCTCTTAAATTCCGCATCAAGACTCAAGACATAGTAATGCTTATCGCCACGAAAGATCTTTTCTACCTTTGTAATCGTTCCACTTGCTGCATCAGAATATTGATTTTTGTTCTGAAAAAGAGTTTTATTGAGCAATAACTCAGGATCACCACTAATTGCTTCAACAACAAGATCATTAGTTACACGATAACCAGCATCTGATGGTATAAACAGGTAATCGCCGGGACGAATTAACTCTACATCTTCACCATACAAAGCACGGAAGAGAATCTCATACGACTGATCTGCACCTTTTGACGCATAAAAGTCTTTTGTTTGCTTTAAAAAGAGATTTTCATTCAAACCTGAGAACAAATCGCGATTCTCAAACCCTGGAGCAATCTGCTTTTTGACTTTTTTGAAAAATTCTTGTAAAAATAGAACGCTTAAATTCTTAACAGTGGATTCACTATCATGTGATGCTGCTTCTGTTGAAGAAAATACGAGTTGATCTGGTTTATTTGTAGCACGATAAGATGATATACCACTAAATCCACGATGGCAACCAGTAAAGGTATTTTCAGTGATACCAGTGTAAGTGATGATTTCAGAATCAATCTGAATGATGCCGTATTGGTCCGGGAACCCCTCTGTACTTGATACCTCGATAGTTGTATCATTTGCGGACACAGAACTCGTCAGAGAAGTGTCTAGGACCAGATTAGTAAGATTATCAAGTTTAACATACTGATCAATATTGGATAAAATATCAGAGGGTAGACTTTGTGAATCCTGGGATCTATAATATGATTTTAAGAACTCACCTGCAAGCGGAAAATCGTTCCCAATGAAGGAAGGCAGTTGACTCTCTACAACCGTGCTGATTTTAACTCTGTTGTTGATCATTGATTTATTTTAACTTCTGATTAGATTTTCTGTGTCGGCACCACTGCTTACTGATACAAATCTTGATCCAGAGATATCAGCACCAGATGAAATGTCATCTTTGACCGTGTTAATGATACTATTATTAATATCTAGTTGCAAATATAACTCCTGTTTTCCGATCACGTCGTTGGAGAAAGGTTTTATAGAAAACTCAATAATTGGACCCTGAGAATTGGTTTTTGATGTCTCAGTAATACGAATCGGGTCAATTAAAATCTCACCTTTAAAGTAATCAATTGTTCCAACAGACTTTAAAACTATTCCTGCTTGTGTAGTCTCATCAACCTTTAAAAGGAAAATTATACCAGTCAAGAGGTCTGCATTTGGTGAATCTGAAAAATAAACAGTATCCGAGATTCCACTAATCTTAAATCCTGAGGTTTTTAGGTTAAATCCATCTGGATTTACGTTAAATCTGTTACCAAAACAGATCTCATACTCTGCAAATGAACTTAAAACTGGAGAAAGGTCTCTGCGAATTGAAATGTTTGTAATATTTGACGTAATTGCATCCGAACTATCATCAATAACCTTCGTAAATTTACTATATTTGAACTTTGCTCCATACTTATTGAGTTCAGACGAGTTTGAATATTGATCAATAGAGTCAGAAACTGTCGATTTTATAGCACTTGGATTAGATCCTAATGATGGATCGTAGAAGACAGTTGAATTAAACTCAACATAAACAAATTTTACATCAAGAATGGTGGGAACAATACCAGCAATTCTATACTTTTTAAGTTCATCTATCAAATTATCCTTGATTGATGTCGATAAAAACTGTCCATTAATGGGTTTAATGGATACATAAACTCTTCCATAGTTTGGCGGATCCAATTCTTCACCACCAAATACAGATACAGATTCTGCATCAGGGTAAATTGATGGAACCAATGTCTCATAATCTGCTGAAGTGACTGCTCTGTTCTGTGCGGAATACAGGCGAGTTGCAAATTTACGAACCGAATCTACGGATTCAATCTCCTGACCACCAGTTGCAGACGAATTTGCAGTTAATGCGGAGATATCTGATGTAACTAATGTGCCATTATTATCAAAAATTCTTCCTGCAAACGAGAATGATGAGATTCCATTTGCTTCTTCTCCGTTATTGACAAGGTAACTTGCAGAAATAACGTTCTCATTGTCTAATTTTTTGCCAAAAACTCCATCTCCGAATAATAATTCATATCTCTCATCGGAGATTTCTTGAATAAAGTAGACTTTTGAGTCTTTTGTGACGTTAAAGAGGTCACTTTTGAAATTATATTGACTAAATGACGTGTCTTGACTCGTTGGAAACACCTTTATGACAAGATTTGAAGTGTCAATGTTGGGATTTCCAAGAATAAACTTCTGATTTGGTATATTTGTGTCAACTGTAAACTTTTCTGTGACGTAATTTCCTTCAAATATCGTAATATTACTAAAAGTTGCAACTCCATTTATGATTGGAACGGTAATATCTGCTGGAATTGCAAATGCAAATGAACTATTTCCAAATCTTTGCGATGATGTTGCAACAATTCCTGCTTTAAGTGTTAAGGTAAGTAAAGATGTCTGTCCAACGTTGACAGTAAACGTTACATTTGCCTTTGCTGAGGTTCTTGAACGAGGAGTATAACCTACATTTCTCGCAAGAGATACAATATTTTCTCTCAGTGTTGCAGAATCAATGAAAACTTCATTGCTGAGCAAGTTCGCATTGTATGATGAGATGTATGTATTATATGCAAGTACATCAAAAATCACAGAGAGATTTGAACCCTCAAAGTCATAATCAGTGAAATTTGAATTGGACTTAAGATAGTCTTTTATTGATATCCTGACTTGATCAAAATCTAAGTTGGCAAACTTAACTAGTGGCATTTATCTACCTGGTTTTAACTAAAGGAAATGAGAGTTCTTGTTGTGTTGGCTCAATTCCAACGATTGTATACTCTATAGTTGCATAAAATCCATTGAGTTCAGCGTCTGGTTGTACCGTAACATTCGTCAAATTAACTCTTGGTTCATAATTTTTAATTGTATTTTCAACATAAGATGCAACCTGTGCTGCCGAAATATTGTCAATTATGTCAAAAAGAGATTGAGAAAGGCCCGTTCCAAGGTCAGGTCTATAAAATCTTTCACCAGGATTAGTCAAAACCAAATTTTTAACTGCCTGAGCAATTGCCTTTTCATTTTTTAAAGCAATTAAGTCATTAGTCAGTGGATTATCTTGAAAGGACATACTAATATCCTTAAATCCCACTGATTTTAAAGTTTGAACCTCGACGGGCATTGATAAAACACTACATTTTAATGATATTTATTACAGTAAAAACTAACTTTTTCACTCAGAAAGTGTTTCTTGATTATTTTCGTCATTATTTTCTTGTTTTTCTCTTAAATTATCTCCCACAACCTCACGAAGTTCATTTTTATTAGTTTTTCCACTCCAATAATCGGTAATTAAGTTCGTTGTTCCCCACATTTGATACATATACTCCTTATTTCTATCTGGATTTGGTTGAATTGCCATGAGATTTCTCCTTTGAGAGTTAATTTTGCTTTTCTTCTGGCGTTTCCCAGAAATATTCGTCAGTATCACCAAGTCTACCCCATCGAATTCCGTTTTCAACTTGATAATATTTGGTCGAAACCTTGAAATCTGGAGTTTTTGGTTCTTCAGGAGTAATTGAGAGATCATAAATTCTCATTCGATTGTTTGGATACAAGGCAAATTGCCCATTTTCCAACTCAATGCAATTATGAGACTTATGTTCCTCGGGAACTTCACTCACATTGCAATCAATAATGTCAATATCAGGATGAAAATTATCCAAAGTGAACAAATATTCACCTTTCACGTTATTATAGTTACGTGTTCGCAACTCAAAATCCATTGAACCGATAAATTGTTTCTCAATACAACGTATTCCATACCCCATACAATTCCAAAATTGTAGATTTGGTAAATCCATATCCAAAGTAGGAGTTTCGGGTCTACTTAGAAACGCGATAATGGGCAGTTTATCATAAAGCGCACCGTACTTTGGAAGATAAGTCTCAAAATAAAATGCACGTCCAGGAATTGATTTTGCAGTAATCCAAATACCTTCCTCAAATTCTCCATGCCCGTCTTGATGATCTCGAAGATACTCCTTACGGACATACACCTTCTGAGGTGGTAAGTTCACAACTAACTGACTCATAGAATTCCTTCATGCAACTTATCTATACAAAAAAGACCCCCTAGATCTAGGAGGTCTTGAATGAATTATTTACCTTGTCCTCGATATGCCTTCTTCGCACCGTTGCGACTGGTTGCGGCATACTTCGTGTGCTTCCCCTGTCCCTGTCGAGTGTTCTTGGGATGTGATTCGATCATTGCCGAACCCATCAAAGATTTTTTAATTTTTGCCATTTAAGTTTCCTCCAATTCAATTTCAGCAGCATCAATCTTACCATTATAAACTTCTTCTGACATTTCGTCAAGGATCTCAGCACATTCTTCATGAGTGAGATCCCGATAAATGACTCTACCTTTGTAAAGAATATTAATCATCAAATAATACGAGTCTTCTCATGACCAACACGAATTCTTGGATCACACCAAGTCTCCATACCAAGTTCTTTTGCATCGAGACAGAATGAGACATCCTCTCCACACATATCCTGAACATTTCCAGATTCAAACTGTTGCATCTTTGGAGCAAACCAGGGATACTCCATACGCTCAAAGACTCCATGACGAATCATCACCCAT